GGAGCTAAGATGACTACTCCTAAAGCTAAACCAGCTAAGAAGATGGGTATGAGTCGTGGCTACTAAGCCTGGTTTGTATGCCAACATCGCTGCCAAGAAGAAGCGTATAGCTCAAGGATCTGGTGAAAAGATGCGTAAGGTAGGATCTAAGGGTGCTCCTTCCGCTAAAGACTTTAAAGACGCTGCTAAGACAGCTAAGAAGAAATGAAGAAAGATTCAAGACTAACTAGGGCAGGAGTGTCTGGGTTTAATAAGCCTAAGTCTACTCCTTCTCATCCTACTAAGAGCCACGTAGTGGTAGCTAAGTCAGGCGATGAGGTTAAGACTATTAGATTCGGTCAGCAAGGTGTTAAAGGCAGTCCAGAAGGATCAGCCAGGAACAAAGCATTTAAAGACAGGCATGCTAAGAACATAGCCAAGGGCAAGATGAGTGCTGCTTACTGGGCTGATAAAGTAAAGTGGTAGAAATAGCTTGACTTTTCATTAAATATAGTGTATAATATATCGATGAAAGACAACGATACTTTTGATCCTTATGTTAAAATAGCAAATGTTCAGAAAGCTATTAATAAATATAAAACAACTGAAAAAGGTAAGACAGCTAATAGAAAGTCGCACCTAAAATGTACTTATAATATAACACTTGAAGAGTATAATAAAAAGCTACAAGCTCAGAATCACAAGTGTGTTATTTGCGGTACTGATGAAACACAATTAACTCGTAAGCTACATGTAGACCATTGTCATAGTACAGGTAAGATAAGAGATTTATTATGTGTGCATTGTAATACTGGTTTAGGACACTTTAAAGAAAGTATTGAGAATCTGGCAAAAGCCATTTCTTATCTAGAAAAACACAAGGACTACTAAATGACTTATCTAGAACTAGTTAATAGCGTATTACGAAGACTAAGAGAAACTGAGGTTTCCTCTGTGTCTGATAATGCCTATTCTAAGATGATTGGCGAGTTTGTTAATGACGCTAAGCGTAACGTAGAAGATGCTTATCCTTGGAATGCCCTATCAGAAACTCTGTCAGCTACTACAACTGCTGACATATTCAACTATGTTCTAACAGGTTCTGGTCAAAGATTCCGTATCCTAGATGTTCTTAATGATACATCTAATTCAATGCTTACACTTGCTCCTACTAAGTGGATGGACGAGAAGTTCCTACTTACTACAGCAGCTAAGGGTTCTCCACAGTACTACAACTTCAACGGTGTTAACTCTAATGGGGATACTCAGGTAGATTTATATCCTATTCCTAATGCTGCTTACGATATCCGTTTCAACATCATCAAGCCTACTGTGCCAATGACAGCTAATACAGACAGACTTTTAGTTGTTGAAGAGCCTGTAATCTTCTTAGCCTATGCTAAAGCTTTAGCTGAGCGTGGCGAAGATGGTGGTATCATGTCTAACGAAGCTTATGTTCTATACAAGCAGTCTCTTGCAGACGCTATTGCAATTGAAACTGCTCGTTACATTGAAGAACAAGAATGGATTAGCTACTAATGGCTGAACAGTTTACTAACGGTTCGATTGCAGCGCCAGGCTTCTATGGTTTAAACTTACAGGATAGCTCAGTGCAGTTATCTAGTGGCTTTGCTTTGAAAGCTGATAACTGTGTCATTGACAAGTATGGTCGTATCGGTGCTCGTAAAGGCTGGGATAATGTAAACACAACAGCAGCTTCTACTGGTGCATTTAAGACTATCTTTGAGTTTGTTAAGTCAGATACTAACGTAGTTATCAGTGCTGCTAATAACAACATATACACAGGTACAACAACACTAACTGCTGCTACAATACGTAATAGCAATGACACAGCTAACCTAACATATACGATCACTGATGATAACTGGCAGATCGTAGGCATGCCTTATGGTACTGGACCTACTCAGTCAGCACACGCAGTACTAGCACAAGCAGGACATGAGACATTAATTTATCACAAGCTGGGAACTACAGCACACGCTCATACAGGTTCTTATGGCTTCCAAAGACTAGGTGATATCTCTACTTTACCTGCTGCACATACAACAAGTAGCTTTAAGCCTAACTGTATTCTATCTGCTTATGGTCGCTTATGGGCTGCAGGTATTAGTGGTGACACACAGACTGTATACTTTAGTGATCTACAAGATCCTTCTCAGTGGCAGACAGGTACTTCTGGTTATTTAGATATTAGTGCTGTTATTCAGACTGGTGATCCTATCACTGCTCTGGCTTCGTACAATGGCTTCTTGATTATCTTCTGTCGTAGGCATATTATAATCTATAGGAATGCTGCTGATCCTACAGCACTAGTACTAGAAGATATTATCTCTGGTGTTGGTTGTACTGCTAGGGATTCTGTAGCTTCTGTCGCTGGTACTGATATTCTATTCTTGTCTGAAACTGGTGTGCAGTCTTTACAGCGTATCATTCAAGAGAAGTCACTGCCCTTTAGAGATGTGTCTAAGAATGTACGTGATACGTTATTAGCAGATGCTAACAGTGATAATGTAGAAGATATTAAAGCTGTATATTACGCAACAGAAGCTTTCTACTTGTTGTCTATTCCTGGAACAGGTAACACTTATTGCTTTGATACTCGTGGTGCTTTAGAATCAGGAGCATCTCGTGCTACTGTGTGGAGAGGTATCTCACCTACATCATTCTATGTTACAGAAACAAGAACATTATATCTAGGTCAAGCAGGTTACATTGGTAGATACACTGGCTATAACGATAATGGAACATCTTATCGTATGGCTTACTATACTAACTACTTTGACATGGAACAACCTTCAGTCCTTAAGATTCTGAAGAAAGTAAATATAGTTAGTATTGGTGGATCAGCACAAGCATTGATTCTGAAATGGAGTTATGACTATACTGATAACTATAAGTCAGGTACTGTTGTTCTAGATACACAAGCAATATCAGAGTATGGCATAGCGGAATACAATATTGGTACATATAACAATGGTATTGTTTTAGATACTGCTCAGGTCCAAACAAGTGGATCAGGTAAAGTAGTTCAATTAGGATTTGAGTCAGAGATCAGTGGATCTCCTTTATCGGTGCAGAAGATTGACTTCAGCATTAAGCTTGGTAAGAATATTTAATAGGAGTTATAAGTGAGTAACTACACAAAGGCAACAAACTTCGCAACAAAGGATAGCTTAGAGACAGGTAATGCATCTAAGATTATTAAAGGCACTGAGATTGACACAGAGTTTAATGCTATTTCCTCTGCCATTACATCTAAATCTGATACAGCTAGTCCTACATTTACTGGTACTCCTGCAGCTCCAACAGCATCAGTTGGTACTGATACTTCACAGATTGCTACTACAGCATTTGTTCAAGACGCTTTAGGTACTATCAGTACTACTGGTCGTATTGTTCAGATCGTAGAAAGTGTGACAGCTACTGGTGTTGATTCTTCTTCTGATACTCTTGTTGGTACAGGACACACAGCTACAATTACTCCGTCATCCTCAAGTAATAAAATCTTGGTACTGATGAGTTTTGGTTTTGCTCAGACTAACATAAACGCTAGTAACGGTACTAATGCCTTCTGGAGCTTGTATCGTGGGGCTACGAACTTAGGAACTGGTAGCGGATTTAGTGCTAACTGTTTAGGCATGGCTAACGTCAATACTAGCGGTAACACTTCTAGTATTTACATTCAGGAAAGCTATCAGTTATTGGATTCACCTGCTACCACATCTTCTATTACTTATCAGACATATGTAAGACGTAGTGGTAATGCTACTGCTGGATATAACACAATGGGCAATGCTAGAATTATTCTTCTGGAGATTTCACAATGATTACTGTTTCTAATGCTTTATATTCATTAACTCCTGATGCTCAGTGGACTATTTCAAACAATGACTATGCTACTGTCATATGGCATACTCCTGAAGTTACTCAGCCTACTGAGTCACAAGTACAAGCTGAAGTAACACGCTTACAATCAGAAGAGCCATTGACTGTATGTAAAGAACAAGCTAAGAAGCTTATAGCTGCTTCTGACTGGTCTGTATTACCTGACGTAGGTATCAGCAATGTATCAGAGTTTGAAGCATATCGTGCTCAGTTACGTGCTTTAATTAAGACTCCTGTAGTAAGTCCTACATTCCCTACAGAGCCACAGCCAGTTTGGATCTAAGTAGTAAAGTTCCTGTAGTACAGCGACCAGAATATATAATGTCGCTAGAGTACTATGAAGGAATGCATTGGTTTCATTCAGATGTTTATAAGTGGTCTAGTAATATCAAGACAAAGTACTTAGAAGATTTAAACTTATTACAGTATTTAGTTGCAGTACCAATAGTAGCACTAGTAGAAGAAGACAACTATAAACTTATGAAATTCGGTGAGCTTACAGGTTGGGAAGTTATAAACAGATTAACTTTAAATAATGGAAAAGTAGGCTTAGTCTACACAAGGAGCAAATAATGGGTGGTATCGTCAGCGCAGTACTAGATCCTATCACAGGGGCTAAAGAAACTAAAGCTGCAGGAGCACAAGCTGCAGCACAGCAACGTGAAGCTGCTCAGCAGTCAGCATATGCTTCTCAGTTTAGACCAGTAGGAATGACTTCTGCATTTGGAACGTCTCAGTTTACTCGTGAGATTGATCCAGTTACAGGTCTACCTTATGTGTCTTCTGCTGGATATACAGCTTCTCCTCAACTATCTGAATTACAGAACCAACTAATGAGTCAGTACGGCTCTCAGTTAGGACTTGCTAATCAACAGCAACAGAACTTACAGCCATTAGCTACAGGTGCTGCAGGACTATTCGGAGCAGCTCCCTCCGTTATGTCTCTAGGTCAGCAATACCTAGCTACCTCTCCACAACAAGCTGCTTCTGATTACTACAATCAACAGGTTGGATTATTAGCTGGTGGTCGTGAACAACAGTTAGCAGGACTACGTAACCAGTTATTTCAAACAGGTCGTACAGGTCTAGCCACTGGTGGTACATCTACGGGCATGGCTGCTACTAATCCTGAACTAGCTGCTTACTATAACTCTGTTGCCCAAGGCAATCAACAACTTGCTGCTCAAGCAGATCAATATGGTATGCAACGTGCTCAGTTCGGTGCTGGTTTACTAGGCACTGCAAGTGGTTTATATGGTCAAGGTGCTGGTTTGTTAGGCACACAAGCTCAATTAGGCGCTGCTTCTTATAGCCCACTACAGACATTGTTAAGTCTTTCTGGTAATGTTGAAGGCATGGCTCAACAACCGTATCAACAAGGACTACAGCTAGGAACAGCAATGCAGGGCGGTCAGCAAGCTGGCGCTCAGCTATACAACACTGGTATGAATCAAGCTGCTCAGACTCAATATGGTGCTGTACAAGCTGGTAATGCTGCTAACGCAAGCTTAGTAAGTGGTTTACTACAAGCAGGTGCAATGGCTTACAATCCAGCAGGTGCTCTTAAAAGATAAGGAATAGCAATGGCTACTACATTACAAAAAGGTTTATTCGGTGGTGATCCTGTTGAGATGCAATACCAGCAACAGAAGCTATGGCAAGGAGCTTATGCTGGCGCACAGAATCCATACGAAAAGATTGGTCTTGCTTTAGGTCAACTAGGTGGTAAACTATTAGGCGGAGAGTCTGAGTTGCAGACTAAAGCTAATGCTATTAACGAAGCAATTGCTCAAGCAGGACAGCAATACCAACAGGGAAGTGCTGATTACTACAAAGCAATTGCAGAATCTCCTACACTAGCAGGGTATACAGAGAGCAGAGACTTTGCTATTCAAAAGTATCTAGAAGTAAAGAAGGCAGAAACTCTTGAGTTTGCAGCAGAGCGTAAAGGTGTTCGTGAAGACCCAGGTTCTGTGGATGTCTATGCTCCTAAGTACGCAACTAATCTATTAGATAAAGCAGCAGCTAAAGGATTTGACCGTACAAAAGAACCTATTCCTGAAACAACAGAACAGATTAAAGCGTTTGCTAAGTTATATGATTTAGACAAAGATCCTGCTTATAATAAGTTCATGACACTACGTACTCTGTCTGAGAAAGAAGCTAAGAAAGAAACAATGGAGGCTGAGAAGTCTGCGCTAACTATGGAGTCTATCCGTTCTACGATTGCTAAGAATAAAGCAGATCTTAACAAGCTTGAGAAAGATGCTAAGTTCGATCAAGGTGATAGATGGAATGCTGAGCGTGAGTCAGCAATTGCTTTGTTTAAAGCCAATAACATTGACCCTACTAAAGAACTAAAAGGCAGTAAGATGTCTAATACTGAACTTGTTAATGCACAGAAGATCGCTCTTCGTGAACCTTTCACAGGTAAAGCATCTATGACTATTACTCCTCCTAGTGCTCCTGCAACTCCTGTTGGTGGAGGTAAGGGAGATATCTCTAAACAAGCTGCTACTGCATTTGGTTCTTATGACCCTACTAAATATGATTATGCTATCATTGATGGTCAAGTAAAACGAGCACCTAAACTAACTAAGTAAGGAGCAACATGGCTGAAAGAGTCTGGGAATCAGCTCCTGCCCCTCAAGAGAGGGTATGGGAAGCAGCCCCTGTAACAACTGAATCAGTAAACGCTGCTGGTATAAGGGCTATTGCAGAAGAAATACCACAGCCAATTAAAGAAGCTGCTGGTACAGTCGCAAACGTAGCAGGTAGAGTATGGGAAGCTGCTCCAGAACCTGTTCAAAAGGTAGGTCGTGCTACTGGTAACTTCTTGTTAGATGCTATCGACATATTGCAACGTCCGTTTCAAGCGACTGCTACTTATGTTAAAGAACTAGGTAAGACTGAGGCTGCTACTAAGGGTGCTCCATTGTGGGAGATACTGTCTACTGAGAATCTAGCTAAGGCACAACAAGCTGGTATCAGAGGTCTTAAAGGACAAGAGAAGGCTTCTTTTCAAGAAGCACTACCTGATCAGTTTCGTAGAGAGAATCCAGTTAAGGCTATGTTGCTTGGCTTCATGGGTGACGTAATAATAGACCCACTGAAGGGTGAAGTAGTTGGTCCAATCTTTAAGACAATTAAAGAAGTAGCTTCTACTGGTGCTGATTCTGTTGGTATCTCTTCTAAGCTTGCTGACAATGAACTCTTTCGTGCGTTCAATGTAACTGTCGGTGACTCTGACAAAGCTAGAAAGCTATACAACGACTATCGTTATCTTAAAGATAAGGCTAGAGTAGAGAGCGTTGCTAATGCTAAGGCATTGGACAATCAGATTAAAGCTTTGTCTAAGCAATCAGGTGTTCCTGCGAATGAACTCAAAGCTAAGATATTCCAAGACATTGAGACTGCTAACTTAAGTGATGATGCTATTGGTGAGCTAGAGCAGAAGATTGTAGCACAGAATAAAACTAGATTAGAAGCTCAACGTGCAGCAGGTATTGAGATAGGCGACTTAGGTGATACCTATATGCCACACATTGCTACTAAAGAAGCTGATGATGTGCTTAATGCATATGCTATGGGAGGTACGATATCTAAGATTGTTGGTGGTCGTCCTTCTGCTAAGACTCCTCAAGCACTTGGTCGTGAGATTGAAGGAACTGTTGCTGAGATCAATGCTAAGAATATGTATGGCACTAGTAAGTTCTTCCAAGATGATCCTGCGATTGCACTAGGTGTTGCAGACTTCAACGCTGCTCAAGCTATTGCTGGTCGTAAGTTCTTAGATGATGCAGTTCAGTTTGGTCTTAAAGACGACGTAGCTCCTAAGAACTATGTAACTATACCTGAGATTCCTGGTGTTCGATTTGAACCTACTATTGCTAAGCAACTAAACCGTTCATATAAGACTCTATCTAACCAAGAAGAAGTTAACTCTTTCTTAAAGGTTTATGACGGTGCTCAGAACTGGTGGAAGATGTGGTCTCTTGGTGCTCGTCCAGCTTATCATGCTAAGAATACTATTGGTAACTTATGGAACAACTACTTAGGTGGTGTTACTACTGCTAAGCCATACTACGATGCTGGTAACTTCCAGATCAAAGTAGCTAAAGGTAACTTAGAAGGTAAGATTGCTGGTTACCCTACTCAAGAACTGTACGATGCAATGTCTACTCGTGGTATCTTTGGTGAAGGTCAGTACGGTGGTGACATAGCACGTCGTGTAGAGGAATCTATACAAGGTGCTTCAAGAAACCCTATTACTTTGTCTACTAAGAACCCTATCCTACAGGGTGGATTTAAGATGGGTCAAACCATCGAAGACAATGCACGTATTGCTTTGTATATTGATCAGTTAAACAAAGGCGCTTCATTAGATAAAGCTGCTGAGCATGTACGTAAGTACTTGTTTGACTACGGTGATGTATCTCCTTTCGAGAAGAACGTAGCTAAGCGTATCCTTCCTTTCTATACATGGTCACGTAAGAATATTCCACTACAGTTAGAAGCATTAGCTACTCAGCCTGATAAGATTAACAAGCTTAACCTAGCTATTAACAACGTGCAACAAGCT